CGATTGACCACGGAAGAGAACACATGCGCTGTTATTTTAGGCTTTGCGCTAGATGCATATGAAGCACAAGCTAAACAGCACAGTATCCGAAGCGCCCCGCCTCAAAACGAAGATAACAGCTTGAAGAGTTGTACCGACATCTTTTAGTTTCGCCTTGCATTCGCCTTTCGTTTCGAGCTAGGCTCGGGAAATGAACTCTCCATTTCCCTGGCCTGGCGGTAAGCGGGCGCTGCAAAAGACGCTGCTCGAGCTGATGCCTGAGCACAAAATCTACGCCGAGGTCTTTGCCGGATCGGCCAAGCTGCTCTTTGCCAAGGCCGCCGTTGGCCTGGAGGTGATGAACGATCTGAATGGCGAAGTCATCAACTTTTTCCGCGTGGCCAAGCACCGCCCGGCCGAGCTGGCCGAGCAGCTCCAACTCGACTGCATCCATGCAGGCCGCTTCCGGGAGTTGCGCGCCTCGGCCGAGCCGCCCGGCGAGATCGACCGCGCCCTGCGCTTTGCCTACCTGGTCTGGTATTCGTTCGGCGCCAAAGGCGAGCACTTTGCCAGTTCCTCCGCGCGCAGCCCCAGGGCCAAGCGGCCGCTGAGCCGGGTGCGCGATCTGCTCCAGGCCACGGCTGAGCGGCTGGCCACCGTGCTGATCGAGCAGCGCGACTTTGCGGAGATCCTCGCGCGCTATGACGGCCCCGATACCTTCTTCTATCTCGATCCGCCCTATGTGCACTTCGAGGCCAATGGCCGCTACGTGCCTCTGAGCGCCGAGCGCCGGGCGGAGATGTTCGGGCTGCTGGGCAAACTCAAGGGCCGCTTCCTGATGAGCTTTGATGATTGCGCCGAGATTCGTTCGCTGGCCAGGGAGCACGGCTTCAAGATGCGCAAGGTGGGCGTGGTCTACACCATCAACGGAGCCAACCCGCGCAAGGCCTCGCCGGAGTTGCTGATCGCCAACTACGCGTTGGCGGCCGCATAACCCAAGGCCAGCGCCCGCTGGCCTTGCCAACCTTTCCAGCCTCTCCATCTCTTCCAGCCCCGCCACGGCTTTGATTGCGTCCGCAATAATCTCATCTCATACCTGAACGGGACCGGCACCGCAGCTTCTGTGCGGGCTAGCGGAGAGCCGGGTGAAATGAGTGTCTGTGGGAGCGCGGAGCGCTCCCCAGCCTCCACAAAGTAGAGGCTATGTGATGGAATTCAGCGCGGCGGGTTTGGAACTTCTGAAAAAATGCGAAGGTTTCCGGGCGCGGACCTATATGGATGCCTGCGGCTTTCCGACGATTGGTTATGGTCATCGGCTGCTTTATCTCGGCTCTTATGCTGACGGGATCGACGAGCCTCACGCGGCTCTCGTCCTCGCCTGCGATGTGCGGGATGCGGAAAACGATGTTCGGCGGATGGTGAAGGTGCCGCTGACGCAGGGCCAGTTTGATGCGCTGGTGGACTTCGTCTTCAACATGGGCACTGGTCGGCTCGCGGGCTCCACGCTGCTCAAGGATCTGAATGCCAAGCAGTACGACGCGGCGGCAGAGCAACTCAAGCTCTGGGACCATGGCCTGGTGGACGGCAAAGAGGCAGAGCTACCCGGCTTGAAGGCGCGCCGTTTGGCTGAATTTGATCTTTGGCACGGAGGTGCGGCATGACGGTTTCGTGGGCGTGGGGGAAGATAGCGCTTGGCGTTGCGGTGGTTGGGTTGATCGTCGTAGGCTCCCTGGCCTGGCTCCGAGAGCATGACGCGCGCCAAAAGGCCGAGATGCAGACGGCCTTCCAGCAGAAGAGCATAGACGCGGCCAAAAGTGATGCCGCGCAGACTGCCAGCCAACTCCAGCAATCGCTGGCTGCGCTGGAGGCCGCGCGGGCCAAGGTGGCCACGGCGCAGCAGATCCTGATAGACGGCTCCAAGCTGCTGCCAAAACTTCCACAGCCCGTGGTGATTCAGGCGGCGGCTGCAACGGCGGTGGGGACCGGACCCGCGCAGCCGGGCAACCCGGCCCTGCCGGATGCGCCTGGACAGCAGCTTGTGATACCCGCTGCCGATTTTCAGGCGATCCACAATGCGGAGATTGACTGCCAGGAGAGCGCGGCCAAGCTGGCCGCCTGCACCAGAACAGCTACAGACACGTCCACTGAGCTACAGCAGGCCACGGCCCAGCGTGACGAATGGGAGCGCACGGCCAAGGGTGGCACCTGGTGGCATAGGACGGTCACGGCGGTAAAGTGGATCGGGATTGGCGCGGCCACCGGTTACGTGGCAGGACGGGCGACGCGATGAATTATGTACGGTCCTGGCTGGGCGAGAGCGATGGGTCGATCAGCAATACCCGCGTCTGCGTGGCGCTGGTGATCTGTTTCGCGCTGGGCTGGGTAACGGCGCTGGTCACCAAGGTTCATGGACCGGTGACGGTGGCGGAGTTGGGCGGCGTTTTGCAGCCGCTGGGGATGTTTGTGAGCACCATCTGCGCCTCGCTCTACGCGATCAACAAGGCGGCGGATGTGCTCAATAACCGGGCGGGCCAAAAGCCGCCCGCGCAGTGAGGGAGGAAGCAATGGAATTTGTCTATGGAGCCGGAGGGCTGGTTGTCGGCGCAGCCGTGGGTGTCATCTTCAGCGGGAAGATCGGCGCGGCCATCAAGAGCTTGGAAGCCTCAATCATCACGCGGCTGACGTCGCTGGAAACCAACGTCGTTGCCGCGATCAAGGCCAAGATTTAACCGAGATAACCCCAACAGAGCGCAATACCCCCTGGTTTGCCAGCAGCGGCTGAACGCGGCGCGTCTCCAGGGGAACTCAACCAGCCTGCCGCCGCAGGGATCAACCAAGCCCTGCGGCGGCAGCCCAACCCGACCGACTTGGCCGCGAGGGCCTCCGATGAATGTCGCCTTCCATGAGATCGAGCCGCTGAAATACAAGGCAATCCGCGCGCGCATTCGTGCTCAGGCAGATTCGATGCGTGAAATAGGCAATGCGGGATCGGCCATCAGCAATGGCGTGGAAGTATCGTGGAGCTACGACGAAAGTACACGAGTTTTGAGGTTTAACTGCCTGGCGCGGCCCTGGTATGTCCCCGAGAGCCTGATCGCCAGCAGAATTCGCGGTCTGATGGAGTCGCTATGACGTATGTGATCCCTGAATTTGCGGTGATGATTTTATTGTCCAGCTACACGCTTTTGGTCTTCTGTATCGGCTATAGATTCGGCTCTTCCCGTGCGCGGCTGGAATTGGATCAGGGTGTGAAAGAAAACTTGTGCTCGGTGCTCAAGCAGCGCGATGAGCTGAGCACGAATCTGGAGATCGCCAAGTCGCGCATCGAGCGCGCCGGGCTGGATGTGAAAAAGTTCTTCCCCTGGCTGGCTCTGCTTGTCTCTTGCGGCGTCGCGAGCTGTGGCGGCAATCTTTGCTTTGCCCAGGCGGCTCCGGCCGTCGGCACGTACTACTCGCCCGACACCAATCTGGAGACGCTCGACGTGGCTGCGCTTGGCACCGCGCGGCACTCCATTGATCTTGCGGCCTTCAGCCTCACAGACCAGGCCATCATCGCCAAACTTGCAGATCGGGCTTCCCACGGCGTCGCGGTGCGCATCTACCTGGACCGGGGCGAACTGCAATCGGAGTGCCGAGGCGACGCCACCTGTGCGCGGTCTCCGATCCACGCGCTGATCGGTCTGCCTGGTGTCGAGATCCGGGTGAAGTACTCCAAAGTCCTCATGCACCTGAAAAGCTACGTCGTGGATGCCGCCATCGAGCGGGACGGCTCGGCCAACTTCAGCGAGCAGGGCGAGTACCGGCAGGATAATTCCGCCATCTTCACCACGGCGCAATCTGCCGTCGTCGGCTTCGAGCAAAAGTTCCAGGCGATGTGGAGCCGCAAGGACAATCTTTCGGTAGCCCAGGCCGTCGCTGTCAGCCCGACTCCCCAGGGTTCGCCTGGGCCGTAAAAACCGGAACCGCCAGAATCGCGTTTTAAGGCGTCGGTGAAGTTTTAAGCGGGGGTTGGGGCAGGGCTTTGAAAGGTATGCCATACCGGTATTTTTCTGGGCCAGCGTTGGGCGGTATTTCCCAGGGGTCTGACCTCCATTTCGGGCTTTAGGGGTCCAGGGTAGGTTTTTGAGGGGTGAAGGGGCGCATGGCTGGTTTCGGGTTGAGCGCGGCTGCGGGGCAGGGCACGGACGTGAGCGTGGGGTTCCGCTACGGCTGGCTCAAGCACATCGGGATGGTTTTCGGCGGGGGCTTTGGCGCTGCGGTTGTTGTGGGCGCTTACGAGATTCTGGGCAGCCAGCCGGAGCGGGCCTTTGGGCTCTTGCAGAGTTGGGGCCCGGCTTTTCTGCTCGCCATCTTCGCGCTTTACCTGGTGGGCCGCTTTCTGGATGGGCTGAGCGCCATGGCGCGTGAGGGCATTTCCGTCGTCGTCGGATCGATGAAATCCAATGCCGAGGCGCAGGGACGCACGGCGGACGCTTTGACCCGGCTCGCTGACCAGGGCAGTCGGCAGTTTGAGCAGGTGGAGCGGTTGGCCATCTACGCGGCGAGCGAGTTCCCCGGTGTTTATACGCGGCTGGACAGCCAGGACAAGGTTTTGGAGGGAATCGCGCAGTCGGTGAACGCCCTGCGCGTACATTTCAGCGGCAGTGGGGTGGGCAATGGGGGCGGAGATGGAAGCGGATCGTAGGGCGATTCAAGTGCGGCGCAGGCGCGGCATCATCCTGAAGCTGGTGCGCGAGGGTCATGAAAATCAGTTCTCGCGCCTGGACGACTTCGAGACCTGGGCGATGCTGCAAAAAATGGGCCAAACGATGGGCCAGGAGCAGGTGCGCACCTTGCTCCAGGATCTCGCCGTGCTCGATTATCTGGACTTCAAGACGAAGGTCAACGACGTCACAGGCAATGTGGAGCTGAGCCAGATCCAGCTTACGGCCACGGGGCTGCGCTTTGTAACGGCGGGCCGCAGCAACGAGGATGTGCTCTTCAACTAACCCCGAGCGAGCTATGACGACCAGGCCAAAAACCGGAGAGAAGCGGAAGGCGAATCAGCCGCTCAAGATCGACCGCCTGCCCCAAGCGGCGCGCGAGGCGATCCAGACGCTCTACGATCGGGGCCGCACCTGGGTGGAGATCGAAGAGCAATCCGCACGTCCCTATAGCTCCTCCTGGGAAAAAGACGGCCAGGGCTTCGTCGATTGGACCGCGATGGAGTTGCAGGATCTGGAACTCTTCCCGGATCTGCGCCTGCCCAAGAGCACACTCCAGCGGTGGTTTGATCTGCGCGTCAGCCAGGTACGCGCCCAAGTGTTGGCTGAGAGCGCCAAGGCTCGTGAGTGGGCCGGTGCTTTCGCCGGCGCGGATCTGCCGGAGAGCAACGCCGCCGTGATGAACGCCATGCGCGACCAGGTGTTTTCGCTCATGCAGCAGGTCGGCCCCGGCGACCAGGGCGCTTTCCTCAAGGGCTTGAACATGCTCTCGCTCACGCTCTCCCGCCTGCAGCGCGTGGATTTGCAGGCGCGTCGCGTTGCTGTGGATACGCGCAGGATCGCGCTGCTCGAAGAGCGCGAGAAGGCAGCGCGTGAGCGCGTTGACCAGGCTACGCAGAGCGCGGCCAAGAAGGGCACGGGCCAGTTCTCCCTCGACGATATCAACCTGCTGCGCGAGCGCACCTTTGGTTTGCCGCCGCTTGTGATCGCCCATGATTGAGCTGGTCGATTCATCCATCAAACTCCCCGCCGTCCTTCAGATGCGCCCTTATCAGCAGCGCTGGATTGACGACAACACGCGCTTCAAGTGCGCGGTGAAGTCGGCCCGCATCGGCTATAGCTTCGCCACGGCCTACCGGCGCGTCGAGATATCGATGCGCATTCCTGGGCGCACCACGACGGTGCTCTCCGCCTCCAAGGCGCAATCCGTTGAGTTCGTAGAGACCTGCGCCAAGCTCTGCCAGCTCATGGGCGGCACGGCTCAATCATTCGGCAACGAGGACTTCATCGACTCCCTCGGCCGCATCGAGGCCATCCAAAGCCGCATCAGCTTTCCCAACGGCAGCCGCATCATCGCGCTACCCGCCAATCCGCGCACGGCCCGTGGTTATCCCGGTGACGCAGTGCTGGACGAATTCGCACACCATGAGGATAGCTATGCCATCTTCGCCGCCGTCTTCCGCCAGGTGGCCCTCGGCAATAGCCTCGAAGTGCTTTCCACACCCAATGGCGAGCAGGGTAAGTTTTTCGACATTGCCCGCGACCTCGGCCTGGAGATGGGCGTTGCCCCTGCGGAGTTGCCGGTCAAAAAGAATGGCTGGTCTGGGCACTGGGTCGATGTATACCGCGCCGTGGCCGAGGGCTGCCCCATCAACATCGAGGAGATGCGCCGGGGCCTGAATGACGACGATACCTGGAATCAGGAGTTCTGCTGCGTCTTCCTCAAGTCCACGGGCGCTTGGATTACGCTCGATCTCATCAGCGCCTGCGAAGAGGACACGCTCGACGCCAAGCTGGTGCAGATCGGCCCTGACACCTATGGCACTGCGTTCCTCGATCCGGGATTCAATCCGCGTGGGCCGCTTTATGCCGGGATCGATGTGGGCCGCGACCATGATGCGACCTGCCTCTGGCTCGACGAGAAGGTCGGCGACATCTCATTTACGCGCGGTGTCTTTTGGCTGCACAACATCACCTTTCCGAATCAGAGCCGCAAGCTCTCGCCCATCGTGCGCCTGTGCAATCGGGCAGCGATTGACAAGACGGGCATGGGCGTCGGCCTCTTCGATCTGCTCAACGAGACCAACGCCGGGCGGCTGATGGGCGTCAGCTTCGGCGGCACGAATGATGATGGTGTGCGCATGAAGACGGATCTCGCGATCCGCATCAAGAAGCGCTTCGAGCAGATGCGCTCGCGCATCCCCTATGACGGACGCATCCGGACCGAGCTTCAAGCCATCAAGCGCCAGGCTACATCGACCGGCGTGACCTTTGATGCGCCGCGCATCGAGGTCGATACGGCAGTTGCCGGGGGCGTCAAGAAAAAGCTCTTTGCCCACGCCGATGCTTTCTGGGCCAAGGCGCTGGCAGACCTGGCAGGAGACGGTGGCGCTTGCATCCTGCACGGCGTGGCCACGCCGCCCGCACCAGCATCGTTTACGCAAATGAAGGGAATCCTCTGATGGCAGACGATAAAACCAGCGCCGTGCCGCCCATGCCGCCCAAGGGCGAGATCATTCCGGCAAACAGCCTGTATCTGCAGCAGCTCTCGCTTTATCGCAATACGTTGGCCTTCGGCGGAACGCGCAACCCCTCTGACATTTGGGCCGCAATGACCTATAACCAGCCGGAGACCATGTCCTACTTCCGCGAGTTGGAAGACAAGGACGAGGACGTGGGCAACGCCCTCGACGGCCTCAAGCTGAGCGTGAGCGAGCGCAATATCTCCGTACTGCCCGCCAACGACAAAGACGCGCAGGCCATTGACGTGGCCGGGTTCATCGAACAGCAACGGAAGCATGTCAACTTTGACGATGTGCTCGATTGCATCCTCGATGCGCCCGGCTACGGCTTCAGTGTGCAGGAGATGACCTTCGATACGTCCATGGGCCAGGCAGAGCTGCAAAAGATCGAGGATTGCCCGCAGGAGCTTTTCCTCTTCGGCAACCGCTTCTATCCTCAGGTGGGGCCGATGCAATTGCTCGACAATCCCTGGGCCAGCACGGGAACTCTTGTGCCTGAACAGAAGTTCATCATCTTCAGCTATCGCAAGCGCTCGCGGAATCGCATGGGGCGGCCGTTATTGAAAAATGTCTTCTGGCCGAGCTGGATCAAACGGAACGCTCAGCGGCTCTGGATGAAATTTGCCGAAAAAGGGCCAGGCACATCCGTCGTCGATTACAACGATTCGGACAACGCTTCCGAGCGCCAGCAGGCCATGGAGATCGCTCAGGCCATCATCGATTCAGTGGCAGTCGCTGTCCCCAAAGGTTTCAACATCCATGAAGAGCTGCTCAAGGTGGCCCGCGCGCAAGACCCGGCGGTCTACGAGAAACTCTTCAACACCATGCAGCTTTCCATTGTGCGCCGCATCCAAGGCGAGACGCTGACCAGCTTCGGCAGTGAAGACGGGCGCGGCAGCCAGGCCCAAGGCAAGACCCACGCGGACACTTTCGATACGCGCTCGGTTTCTTTGGCCAAGGCGGTCATGTCCGTGGTCAACGACCAACTGGTGCGGCCCCTCGTGCTCTGGAACTATGGCCCGCAGGCTCCCATGCCCCGCTGGAATATCGAGATCAAGCAAGGCGAGGATCTGACCGAGCGGCTTGGTATCGATAGTGGCCTGCAGAAGATGGGCAAAAAGCTCACGGTGGGCTATGTCGCGGATCGCTATGACGTGCCCCTGGCCGAGGGTGAAGACCCTGACGACGTGCTGGTGCCTAGCGCGGGAGCCGTGCCTGCTGCCCTGCCACTCGATCCAGAGGAGGAAGACGGGGACGAGGATGCAGACGATGGCGATCCCAGCTTCAGCGAGCGGGTGCTGCCGCCGGAGATGCGCCGCGAGATGCGCGACTACGACAAGCTCTTCGGCCAGCTCCGGGGTGATGCTCGCAAAATCTACCGCGAGCGGATTCGCCAGGTCGCGGCCACGGCTGTGCCGCCCAGAGAGGCTTAGCCGATGGCCCACGACGCGCAGGTACAGCTCGGCGATCTGCTGGCCCGCAATCTCGCGGCAGCGAATCTGCTTGGGCGCTTGCACATCGTGGGCGTGGGTCTCAAAAAGGTGCGGCGCCCCATGCGCCTGGCCACCAGCTCGCGCCGGGTAGACTTTGCCGAGGACGCAGCCCAGGGCGATACCTTCCATGTCGGCTTCAGCTTCAATCTGCCGCCCACCGGCGCGGTGGACTATCTCCGCACACTCACGCCTGTTACGCGCGATCTCTTTGACGGCCTCACCAGCCAATACCGGCGCGATGCCTTCACCGTGGCCGGTGTCAGCGATCAGCGGCTGATCGGCAAGATCCGCGATACCCTCTCCGATACGCTGGCCAAGGGCGGAACGCGCGACGACTTCCACAAGACAGTGGATGAGCTGACCACCGACGCGGGCGTCGAGCAGATCGCGGCCTTCGACCTCGATACCGTCTTCCAGACCAACGCTGGCAAAGCCTACTCCGCCGGACGGCTTGAGCAGATGCAGGAGCCGGGGCTGCTTGATGCCATGCCCTACTGGCAATACTGGACGGCGGGCGATCTGCGCGTGAGGCCAGCCCACGCCGCGCTCGACGGCTTCACCGCGCGCGCCATCGATCCCGTCTGGCGGCGTATCTATCCGCCCAACGGCTTCAATTGCCGCTGCGGAGTGGTGCCGATTCTGGCTGAGGAAGCCCCCGAGGGCAGCGATGAAGGCGGCCTTGAGCGGCTTCCGCTGCTTGCTGAATTCGTGCGCCCGCAGGGCTGGAACTCGCTTTTATAGCACAAACCTTTCCAGCCTCTCCAACATATCCATCCCCTCCAGCCTAGCCACGGATAGCCGCGCCACGCGGCTACATTGGCTTCATGGCGAACGAACCGGCTACCTCGACAAGCACAACATCGCCGTGGATAGAGATCTTCCGCGCGGGGGATTACCGCTCGGCGGGTAAGGGGCTCATCACGCGCGCGGACCTTGAACGCGTGGTGCGCAACTACGATCCGAGCTTCCATGAAGCGCCGGTCGCGGCAGCTCAGGTGCAGCTCGGCCACAAGGACGATGCGCCCGCGTATGCCTGGATCGACAGGCTGGCCGTGGATGGCGACACGCTGCTCGCCAAGGAAAAGCAGGTAGACCCCAATTTCAACGAAGCCCGCAAGGCGGGCCGCTACAAGAAGCGCTCGGTGGCGTTTTACAAAGACGCCTCCGGGCAAATAGCCGGGCTGCGGCACGTTGCGTATCTCGGTGCTCAACCGCCCGAAGTGAAGGGGCTGAAAGACGTCGCGTTCGACGATCACGGGCAGGAGTTCATCGTTCTGAACTTCGGCGAGGAGGAAAGTGTGCCACAGGAAAACAAAACCGTAGCCGAGCAGATCCGGGAGTATCTCTCGGGGTTGCTCGGCGTGAGCGCTCAACCGGCGACCTTCAGCGAGGGCGACGCCAAGCGCATTGCAACCGAGGCCATCACGGCGGCCTCGGCCCCGCTCACCGCGCAGATCGCCGCGCTGGAAGCACAGCTTCAAGCGCAGGCTGTGAAGTTTGCCGAGCAGGAGCAGCTCCTGGCTGGCGGCGCGGTCAAGCAGCGCGCGGCGCAGGCTGTTACACGGCTGAAGGCGGCAGGCAAGTGGATTCCGGCCTTCGAAAAGCAGGGCTTGCCCGTGCTCTTCGATGAGCTGGCCAAGATCGAGGAGACCGTCGAATTCGGCGAGGGTGAGGCCAAGAAGACCGTCACGCCGTTGGAGACGCTGGTGCTCTTTCTGGAGGGCCTGCCGAAGATCGTCCCCACCGGCAAGCTGGTTGAGCCTGGCGCGGCCAAGCCCGTAGGCAAGAGCACGGGCGATCCGCTTACCGACGCAGCCAAGGCGCTTCAGGTGGCGGAGAAGATCACCTTCAGCGAGGCGCTGGACCGCGTGATTGTTGAGAACCCTGAGCTGGCCAGGGCGGGCAGCGTAACCGGCGGCACCGTCTAGCAATTCCACGCGCCGGGCTTTGCCTCCTGGCGGAGATCGAGCGGGATCTCGGACAACTCGCGGGGAAGCCGCTATTCTCCCCGCACGTTTTTAGCCCCAAGGAGGGCACATGGCGAACATCTTTGTAGAAGGAAAGACTCCTATCGGCCAGTCTTTCAAGGAGTCGCTCCTGCCGGTTTCTGTAACCGGTTATACGCGTGGCCTGGCTGTCACCTCCGGCGTGGCGAGCGGCTCGGACGCCTATCATTGCGCGCTGATTGCCGCCGCCGGGGTCGCGGCCCTGGGCATCATCGAGGAGGATCAGGTGGTTGGCGCGGGAGCAACTTCCCCCAACAGCCCAGTCTCGGTGATTGAATTCGGCCAGGCTGTGGCACAGATTGGCGCGAACATCACGGCCATGCAGCCTCTTGCCACCAATGCCGCGGGCCAGCTTGTGCCACAAACCACTGGCCAGCCGATGGTCGCGATTGCGCTTGAATCGCAGACCTATGTCGCGCCTGGCTCTTTCGCGCTCGTCTTTGTGCTAGGCCCGATGTCTTTCGCCGCGCTGCCGTAATCGCTAGCTGCTGATCTCTTGCTTGCCGCTGTGCTGTTATTCGTAACCGTTCAAATCCGCCTTGGGCGGAATGGAGGATCAAACCATGGGTGGATATGCCCCATCGATGCCGGCAGGGCCGCTTCAAATAGCCCTGTCCAACTTTGCCAAGGAACGCAGGAACAATGCGCTCGTTGGTTCTTACTTTGCGCCGCGTGTGCCGGTGGCAAAGCAGTCGAGTCAATATGTGGTCTTCAACACTGACGATTTGCGGGTTCCGGGATCAACCCTCGTAGCTCCCGGAGGCCGCCCGACCGGGACGCGGCGCAGTTTCTCTGTTGCGCCCTATGCCGCACAGCGTCATGGGCTCGAAGACTTCATTCCCGACGAGTCGGAGTCTTACGGTCTGGGCTTTGGCTTCAGTGAACAGAAGATGCTCACCAAGCAGCTTATCGATCAGCTCCACTTGAAGTATGAGGCCGAGATCGCGAGCCTGCTGATGAGCACGACGAACTTCCCGAATGGCGTGACGCTCACCAGCTCCAATCAATTCGACAACTACCCGGCAGTTGCCGAGACGGGAACGGGCTCGCATCCCATCGTGTTGATCGAGCAATACAAGTCGCAATTGCGGCAGGCTGGCATTCAGGACGCCGATATGGTGTTGCTGCTATCCGATCCTGTAGCGCTCGTGCTGCGTAACCACCCCGATATCATCGACCGCTACAAGTTCACGAACGCGGGCGGCATTATCACCAACGAGATGCTTTCGCAGGTCTTCGGCGTGAAGGTGATCGTGGGCAGCGCAATCGGTCTGAGCCAAAACAACGTTCAATCGTGGATATGGGGAAACAACGCCTTCCTCGGCTTTGCGCAGCAGGTTTCCACTATGAACGATATGTCGTGCGCAAAGACCTTCTGCTGGACCGGTGGCACCGGCCCCGATGGCAACACCTACCCCGGCCCCTCGAACACGCCTCAGCTTCTCTCCGGCCAGCCGCTATCATCCGGCACGGACGGCATGGGAGTGCTCTCCTGGCCCGAAGGTCACAAGAGCGAGATGAAGACCTGGGTGTCCCTCAACTGGTGGTACGACCTGCGCGTGACCTCGCAGGAAACCGGCATCCCGATTCTCAACTGCCTCGGCACTTATCCGCCGGTGGCCATGGAAGTCGTGGCCAGCGACATCGAGGGCTAAAACGCGACGCAAGCCGAAACCGGGAGGCGCATAACTTACAGTTAAGCGCCTCCCATGAACACACAGGAATGAACCGGGTAGAAGAGGAGAGATATGGCCAACACGCCACAAGCCAAACCCGCAGAGAAGCCAGCGAAGAAGAGTTATCGCGTTTTGACAAACATTCTTGGCGAGCAGATCGAAGACGATGCGTCGGCGGCTGAGAAACGCCTTTCGCCGCACAAGCTTTATCGGAAAGGCTCGAAGATCGAGCTGAGCGAGAAAGACGCCACCCGCCTTCTTGAACTGAAATCCATCGAACCGATCAAATAACCAGGAGAACGATGCCCTACGCGACCCAAGCCGATCTAGTTCCGCTGCGCATGACGCAGAAGGATCTCTTTGAGTTGACCGTGGATGAACCCACCGGAGTGACGGCGACCGACGCCGCGACAATGGCTGCGGTGACATCGGCGGCGCTTGAAGAGGCTTCGGGCCGCGTGGAGAGCTATTGCCGCAGCCGCTACGTCACGCCGCTGCAGCAATCAGACGACGTGAAGGCTCTCACTCTGGACATCGCAGTCTACCTGCTTTTCAGCCGTCGGCGCGAAACCAGCATGGGAGAAACCGTGCCGCAGCGCTTTGACCAGACGATAGCCTTTCTCAAAGACATTGCCGCCGCGCGCGCCTCGCTCGATCAACCTGCCAGCTCCGTTCAGCCGCAGACCTCCCTGGGCGGCCCCACCATCAGCAACAAAGACCGGCACCTGCAATTTAGTGATCGGAACCTGGAGGGATTCGTATGAGCGGCGCGAGCGCAATCCAGGTCGACGACAGCCGCGTCGTGGTGGCGCTGGGGAAGTATCGGCTCTCCCTGCAGCAGAATGACGAGCTGATGTTTCAGATCGGCGCAGCCATGCTGGTCAGTGTGCGGCGCACATTCCGCGAGCAGGGCTCTCCGGCCGGTTCCTGGGCCCCGCTTGCTCCCTCAACCATCCGCAGCAACCCTAAGAAGTACGGCGCGGGACACAAGCTGCTCGTGGACAAAGGCAACTTGCTCGGCTCAATTCACGCTGAGTCGCAGGCCGGATCGGTCACCATTGGCACCAATCTCAAGTATGCGGCGGTGCATCAGTTCGGCTCGCGAGATCGCGGCGGCGTGGGCTTCGGCCCGCGCACCAAAGCGATGCAGGATGCCACGGTCAACGTCGGGGAGCACACACGGCTACAATCACAGTTCTCCGGCAACCGTTGGCGGCAGCAGGGGCCAGGGTATGAATCGACGCGGCTTGAAGGGCCTGTCCTGGAAGGCAAGCGCAGGCTCACCATCAGGAATCGGCGCTCCGGCCCGGCGAACCTCATCAAAGAGAGACTCAATCGCATTGGTCCGCGCAACCGTACCAGCGTGGCCGCTCACACGCGCCACCAGAACATTCCGGCACGGCCTTACCTGGTCTTTCGCCCTGAAGACCCGCGCCGCATCCAGGCGCTGGTCACGGGCTTCGTCAACCGCGCCAAGGCTGCGGCAGGGCTGGAGGGCGCGCAATGAGCGGCACTTCCTCGCAGTTCCCCATCGATAACGTCGAGGCCGCGCTGATCGCGCTCTTAAGTGCGACTATTGCGCCTGAGTTGCCCGCTGCCTATGGCACACCGGATGAATCCATCGCAGTGGATGTGGATTCGACCAATCAGCGCGACTTTAACGGTAGCGGTCAGCTCGTGCTGAAGCCGCCCTCGATCCGCGTGGAGTTCGGCGACGCCAGCTTTTCGAACCTGCGCGACAACCAGCGGCTCACCTATGAATCAGGGCTGCTCTTCGATGTGCTCTGCTACGAGCGCAACTTGCGCTCCAAGGCTGAAGCACGGCTCAAAACGTTGATTTTGGTGCGCGTCGTGCTCAACCAACTGGCCGGGGCGCGGCTGGCCCTGGCAGATGGCACCAGCTCAATGCCGCTGGAGTTGAGGGGCGTCTCGCTGGTATTGCCCGACGACGACGGCCCGGTCGATCAGCTCTTCGCCGTGCACGTCCTGGTCAAGGGCATTGCGCAGTTCGATGGTCCCAATGCGAGGTTTGGACAATGACGACAGTAACATCCGATTTTGTGCAGGTGCAGTTGACGGCGGCCGGTATCGCCATGGCGGGAACCGATGGTTCGGTACGCATCGCCAACGGCCACTTTTCTTACGTTTTTACGGCAGGCAATGCCGTGCGTGTGCTCTCCAGCGAGTGGCGGCGTGTGCTCTCGCTCAAGCTTTACCAGGGGCAGGCCATTCTGGAGATCGCTCCGGTGGCCACCGTCGCCGCCACCAAAACCAGCGCATCCTCGACGCGCGTTGTATCGCCCGTCGCCAGCCACACCGATGCGCCCACACAGTCCGCGGCCTCCACGTCGAGCGCCGCTGAAGCCGAGGTGAAGTAATGGCCGGATCGCACAATTTTCTCTCGCAATGGAAATCAGCACGTAACCTGGTGCTCAGCGCCAACGCCCAGGCCGCGTGGAGTAGCCCCACGGTGGCCGCACCCCTCGCCGACGCCGCGCTCACCCAGCGCCAGCGCTTTGACGGCGGTGCCGTGCTGGAACTGGCCAAGACGCGGCGCAGCGATCTGGCCTACGCTGGCAAGGGCACAGCCTTTGCCACCAATGGCCAGGTCACCTGCAACGACACCAAGTTCAGCGGCTTCAAGGCTGAGCTTTCTCCCTGGCTGGCAGGTTGGGCTCCGGCTTTCCTTATGGGCACTGACACCGTGACCGGATCGGCCGCGCCCTACACGCACAGCTTCACGTTTGACGAGTCCACGCGCACTGCCGTGCCGACGACCATCTACATCGAAGACACCGAGGACGTGAAGTACAAGTGCCCCGATATGGCCGTCAACGACCTCACGCTCACCATCAGCGAGATCGGTGCCATCATGGCAGAGCTGAGCATGATCGGCTGCGGCTGGCAGGTGATGGGTGCCATGGCGGCTGTTCCCGCGCTCGCGGCTGAGAGCTACCTGCTGGGCTCCGACGCGGCTCTGACCTTTGGCGCGGTGGGCGCGACGGCCTCTCTCGTGGGCCGCCACATGAGCACAACGTTGAAGCTGGAGAATCAGTGCTCTGTTCACAAAGCGCCGGGCGGCGGTACGTATGGCATCTTCGTCCGCAAAGGCAGTCCCAAGTTCTCCATCTCTACGGTCTTCGCGGCCAAGGACGTGGACGACACGTACACGCTCTTCGAGAACGACACGGCATGCAGCTACTCGCTGGCCGTGAACTCCGGGGCGCAGGCGCAGATGACCATCGCAATTCCGCAGATGCACTTCAAGACGACAAAGCTGGGTTTTGACGGCGATATGGTGGTCTGGCAGATCGAGGGCGATGAATCCACCTGCTTTGATGTGCCCGGCACCACTCCGGCCATCTCCCTCAGCGTGGTCAACGGCGTAGCCGCATACCTGGCGGCTCCTTCTTCCTAAACGTTTCTCCTGGGGCGCGCTTGTGATCTGGGGGGCGCGTCCCTCTTTTTTCTCTTCCGCACGGCCCGCGCCACGACTCCGGCGCGGTTAGAAGCTCCGCATGGGCTGCGCTGGGCTTCGAGATCGACCGGGTTCCTCACCTGGACACGCGACACAAAATCCAAACTCAAAAGCAGATGGAGGAACCATGTCTGAAGCTATCGAACTGAAAGCGCCGCGCGTCGTAGTCATCGAAGATCGCGGCAAGTCTTACAGCTTTACCCTCGCGCGCATCGCCAAAAAGCTGTGGCTGCGCTACTTCGAAGGCATTGTCAACACCAGCGAAAACCAGGCGGGCAAACGGCTTGATAGCTTCGACTCCAGTGTCGCACGGCTTGAATTGGTGGACTCAGCCCTGCTCTCGGCCAGCGGTTACACATTGCCCGAGGGCAAAACCAGCATCGATCAGGTGGAGGGCTGGAAGGCTCTTCTGCCGCTCTCCCATCGCCTGGGCGTGGCCACTGCGCTGCTTTCCGTTGCGTCCAGCGAACCCAAGGACGATGACGCGATAGCCCTCGGCCAGGAGTCGATCTACCTCGACGCAACCTGGGGAGCCAGTGAAGATGGCCTGATGCGCCGCTTTCACGGCCTGCGCCACAACTTCGCGGTGCCCTCGGCCGAGCAGCAGCGGCGATTCTCGCGCGACAACAGCCGCTCCCGCGTCATCGGCGGCAGCCGCAACGGCAAGACGCAATGGCTGGGCGCGCAGGCCACGCTTGCCGAACTCTATGACGAGCTGATCGTCAGCGTCGAGGGTTACACGGTGGACGGCATCGCGCCGGATCGCGAAGCCATCATCGAGTACATGGACACCTATCACAAGGTGGCCGCCGTAGACGTGCTCTTCTCGCCGGCCGCGCCCAAGGTGGAAGAAGAAGCATGATCGACGTTTGGCGCGATGCGGAAGGTGTGCGGATGGCCCTCGAAGAGATCTACGAAGAGGACTTCACGCGCAGCATCATCCATCGCGAGGCCTCGGGAGCAACACCCGAGACCCTCGCGCGGATGGAGGCCCGCATCGCGCCGCGCAAGCTCGCCTGGGGTTATTACCGCTTCGCGGAGTATTTGATGCACCTGGACGAGCTGCTCCGCGCGGGCCTGGCATTCGCCTTCGGGCGCATGTCGGCAGTCGAGGTGGAGGGCTTGCTCACGCTCCAGCGCGCCCGCGCAGCTTTCGAGGATCGTCATCCCGCCTGCAGCGCTTGCGGTCGCAGATTGCAGAATCGCTTCGAGGCTGGTTGCTCCGGCTGCGGCGCAAAGTTTCAGCGGAAAAAGGGGTAGGGCATGGGTGTGGAGAGCAGCGCGGTCCAGATCGTCGTCAACGTCACCGATGCCAACTCTGGCCCGGTGATCGCGGGCGTCGAGCAAAACATCCAAAAGCTCGGCGCGGCGGGCACACGCTCAGGCCAGCAGATGAAGAAGGGCCTGGAGGAAGGCGCTGCAGGCGCGCTCAACGCGCACCAGAAGGTGCATCTGCTCACCGAGGAGATCGGCGTTCACATCCCGCGCGCAT